CTACTAACTTATACTCAGTTATTGTTGTACTAGCATTACTGTCTCTAACATTTACTCTAATAGTAGATGTATCTACGCTATTGTTAGGAAGAATAAAGCGTTGATTGGGCTGTGAATCATTTATAACGAACTGAGTCTCTAAGAACTGACCTTGATATATGTCTATCGTACCTTCAGAAACACCTTTTACAGCAGCAGTAGTAACCTTCTCTGGTATAGAGAATATGTAATTGACATCATTTACTCCACCGTTTGCTATAACACCTGGTTGGAATGTAATAGTAGTAGCAGACGTACTGATACCTGTTAGGTTGAATGTTGCTGTTGTAGTTGCTGACCTTTTCGATCTTGGAACATAACCAATATTACGTGCAAGAGATACAACGTTTTCTCTAAGAGTTGCTGAGTCAATGAATGTCTCATTGACAACCATGTTTGTATTATATGCAGTAAGATATGAATTATACGCTAATAGATTTACAATAACAGATAAGTTAGAACCCTCAAAGTCCATGTCTGAGAAGTTTGAGTTCTCTCTCAGGTAGTCTTTGATCGAAGATTTTATATCCTCAAAATTTAAATTGGTGAATTGCTGTAGTGCCATTATAGCCTTGTAGGTTCTAGTACGAAGGAAATTGACTGAGTAGGTGCTGACAATCCAACTAAGTCATAATTTATGGTAACTTCTAAAGAATTATTATCTGGTTCTGAAACCACCTTTACATCCTGTAAAGCTATTCTAGGTTCCCAGTTAGATAATACTAACTCAACCTCAGATTTTATTGGATCAATAAACGAATCATCAGCCAGTTCAAATAAAGCATCAGTAACTCTAGTTCCTAATAAAGGATTGAAGACAGTTTCTCCAACATGAATCCGCACCAAATTTTGAACTGAACGCTTTATAGCATCTTCGTTCTTCAGTACAGGGATATCACGAGTAACAGGGTGTTTGCTAAAGGACAATGAAATGTCTTTGAAACCTTGAGAAAACCGTTGTATGGCCACTAGTTGTTACGATCTCGGTCTATTTAGTTCTATTTAGAGCAAAAAAAAGACCCTCTATTGAGGGTCGTCTTCATAACCGAGGTATTTGACTTCTATTTCTTCAGGATGGGGAAACCCAGTCTTATAGAATTCATCAGCTAATTCTTGTGTAACGTCTAGCATTTCATCTTCTGTTATTTGAGATAAAACCCTTTCCCCACTAACGTATATATCATACAAATCCATACATCCATGGCATGTTTAACTGTATCTATATAATTCTTGTTTTCTCATGACCTACACGACACTGAGGATCACACCATATTTCGAACCCTGCCTTGATAGCATCTAAGCAGAAAGAAACATCTTCCCCACACATATCCTGAACTTCACCTGAATCAAACACCTGCATTTGAGGTGCAAACCAAGGGTAAGTTATTTCCTTATGTTCAAAGACTCCATGCTTGATAAGTAACCAACCAAAACCTGCATAGTCTACAGTAAATGGTTTACGACGTTTCTGAATGCCGTCTACCATCTCATGATTCATTACCCCACCATTCTCTTTGAAATCATCTTCTTCCAACCAGTGAGCAACGGATGTCGTTTGACCGTCTTCCGTAGCATACCAACCGCCAGCAATATCTTTGTCCATTGCAAGTACACGATAAAATGACTCGTTGTTAAACACGATGTCACTATCGATCCATAATTGATAGTCATATTGAAGTTTTCCGTCCCATGGTAATTGATCTGGTCCTCTCAAAACATTCGCACCTAAGCACTTACAACGTGCAAAGTTTACCATAGATGAATAGTCTTGAGATATTTGTATACTTGCACCATTCTGAACTAGTTCAAAACAGAGAGATACAAAGTTCTTTAGAAAGATATATGAAACATTTCTACCTGGTAAACAGAAGACTATGCTCTTTCCTTTGAGCATCTCCTTCGCTGCTTCCATATCGAAATCATCTTTCTTGTCAGTTTTAGGTGGAGTACTTACCACCTTGAATCCTTTAGCCATACTATTTTGGGTTGCAATCCAAG